TGGTACAGTTACATTCTCAGCGTCAATTGCGTTGAGTAACTTGGACGGTTTAGGATTTAAGCGTGGTGTTGTTGTAAGTGAATTCTCAACAGATGCTTCAATGACTAACAACGCACCTGATACAGTTCCTGTACAATCAGCTGTTCGCGGATACATTGATAGACGTTTAGGTCTTGACCACGGTGGTGGTCCAGTTGCACAAAACAACTTGATTGGCCCAGGATATATTCCACGTTCAGGTTCGTTGGGTATGACTGGTAACTTAAACGTTGGTGGCTTTACTATTGTTAACGTTGCTCGACCAGTTAGTAACTTTGAAGGCGCTAACAAGGTTTATGTAGACGACGAAGTTGCAAGATTTGATGAACTATCAGAACTACGTGACGTAACACTTAGCTCATTAGTAGCAGGTGACGTACTAACATATGACTCAGTTGACGACGATTGGTATAACATTCCGTTACCAACTGGTGATGTTAATATCAGTTACAATCATACAAGCAAGACATTTACTTCTGTAATTCAAAGCGAGAAGATTGTTAACTCAATGGTTAGCACTACGGCAGCTATTGCACAAAGCAAGTTAGACATGAGAAAAGCAGATACTAGTGCATCTTCAACTGGTCTACAAGCTGACTTAGGTCTATCAAGATTTGACAGTGCAAACTTTACTGCAACTAACGGTTGGATTAGTATTACTGCTAGTTCTATTACTAAGGCGCAGTTATCAACGATTGCATCAAAACGTATCCTTGGTAACTTAACTGATGCCGCAACTAACCCGCAAGAAATTACAGCAGGTGCAATTATTGACGAAGGTGGCGGTATTAAACATGCCGACATTGCTAATACTGTATCAACTGGTGCTGTTATTAGAACTGGTTCTGAACAGTACGATGTAGTTGCTATTACTACTACTGGTCTTGTTGATAGTCTAGTTAAAACATTATCAACAGAAGATGGCGGTGGTATTGATATTAAGAGATTGAAGGTTGACGGTAGTGTAATTATTGATACGCTTTCTACAACTGTAAAATTCACAACACCGGGTGCGTACGAATTTATGAGCGCAATTGGTACTACCAATGACGACGCTACTGTTACTATCGGCGGCACTATTGACTTAACTAGTTCTAAGTTACTTAAGACTACAAAGATTAGTGCTGGCACCGCAACAACAGATGCACAGTTGACTGGTAAGTGGCAAATGCAAAACGGTAGCCAGTTGGAATTCCCAACAGGTACTACTCTAGTTACTAAGACACTGTCATCAGGTGGTACAACCACTGAAGCTACAATTATTGGTAGCTGGTTGCTAGACACTGGTAGTAAGTTACAAGCTACCTATGCTGACTTGGCTGAGAACTACGAAGGCGACCAAGAGTATGCTCCAGGAACAGTGTTGGTGTTTGGTGGTGATAAAGAAGTTACTACTACTGACACTATGAACGACACACGCCTAGCAGGTGTTGTAACAACTGATCCGGCGTATGTAATGAACGCTAAGTGCCCAGGTATTAAAGTATGTGTGGCACTAGCAGGACGTGTTCCTGTTAAGGTTGTTGGCCGTGTTAAGAAAGGCGACATGTTAACTACTGGATCGACACCAGGTTATGCTGTTAAGGCTAATACTCCTACACTAGGTGCTATTATTGGTAAAGCGTTAGAAGATAAAGACTACGGCGAAGCCGGAGTGATTGAAGTAGCTGTAGGGAGAATGTAATGGCTAGACTAAGTTTAAAAACGAAAACCACAACTAATGATTTAGTTGTGAATATTGGTACAAGTGTTAACGATAAAACAGGTGATCCATTACGCACAGCGTTTGGTAAACTTAAGGACAGTATTGATCAAGCAGAGGCTAACTTTATTGAACTGTATGCTACTACTGGCGCTGATGTCGCTATACCAACGCAGACTGACAATGGTGGTAAGTACCTTACTACTGACGGTTCTGTATTGAGTTGGGGGACTGTTAATACTGTGGCACCTACAGCATTAGTTAACGGTGATAATTCTGCTACCCTTGATTCTGTTGGAAGTTTAACATTTATCAACGGCCGAGAAATTAGAACTAACATAGTCGACGGCATAGAACTATATCGATCGAGCGATAATACCATTGGTGTATATAACGGTTTTTCACGAATTAAAACATTTACCACCGGCGGCGCAAAACATATTTGGGAGTTTGATGATGCCGGTATATTAACATTACCAAGTAACAGTTATCTAGAAAGCACTAATACTAACTTGAAAGTTGGTGCTCAAGGTACTGTAACTATTCGTAGCAATGCTGAAAGCAATCTTACTACCAAGGCATGGACTTTTGGTACAGAAGGTAAACTAACACTACCAGCTGGCACTACCTACGAATATCTAGCGGCGCCTCTTACAGGACACGGTGATGGACTTGCCCGTTTAGATTTTACCTTAATGACTGACGGTGTTAATACAAGTTGGTTAGCCGCTTCAGCAAGCCCTGCAGGGTCAGGATATAGTGTAGGCGATACATTTACATTTGACCAAGTATTCTTAGGTATTCCTGGAGCCAGCGTTACTATAGAAATCATGTCAATTGGGCTTGGAGGCAGTGTTGAAGATTTAGCGTTTAGTGAACCTCCACTATACCCAGCAGACATTTATAGAGACAGTCCTATTAATCTACAAGTAGGCCCCGAAAGTAATCGCTGGACTTTTGGTCATACTGGTACATTAACAACTCCGGGCGACATTCAAGTTGGCGCAAACAGTTATTTGCGTTTCCCAGACAGTTCATTCCAGGGCACAGCGTTCGTGGGCGATGCATCTAGATTGTATGGCAACGTTGACGAGGATGTTGAAGTAACAGTTAGACATAGACTGGCTGTATCAGCAAATTGTAATATTGCCGTTGGTGATGAGTTTGTTGCCGACACAGAATTTAACGATGACATCACAGTAGTTCAAGTAGGATGGACTGTTGATGTAGGCGGTACAGAGTATACAGTTACTAGTATAGATCCGGCGCCTCCAGCTTGGCAATATAGAATCACAGCCGAAGGCGCTACCTTTGTTCAAGGTACTACATACACATTTACTAATCCTACAGCAACATTAAAAACTTGGACATTTAATCAACAAACAGGAACACTTAGAGCACCTGGCGGCGCATTGTTAAGCAGTGAAACAGCAGTAGTAGGCGAAGGCGATGCTTACAGAGACTTCAGCATTGAGATATTAAATCCAACAGGTACTAACGAATATCGCTGGTTGTTTGATAATACCGCTGGCGAGTTGACTTTGCCTGGCGCTTTAAAATTTAACGATGGCGCATCAAATATCACAGCTCTTGACCCAGCAACTAGTGGTGGTATTAGCGGAATAAATGTCGCTGGAAAAGACAGAGCATATATTAGCATTGGGGATAATTCTGCGTTTAGTTACAGCTGGGACTTTAGAGCATTTGGAGCAGGTAGCGGTGATTCAACTGTTGACCCTACTATACAGTTTCCAGGTGGCGGTTGGCTAAAAGAAGATGTAAGTGCCCTCGGTACTGGTGGTTTTGATATACCGGTACAACTTGGAAGTCAAGGAGCATTTACACTCACTGTACAAAATAACAATACCTTCCCAGATCCAGCATCAACATACAACTGGGTATTTGGTACTGATGGTAACTTAACATTACCGGCAGGCGGCGACATTCTTGATAGTACCGGCACAAGTGTGTTAGGATTAGGTGGCGGTGGTACTGGTGCATTAGAATTGCAAACAGTTCCGACTACTAAGTTTGGAACAACTGGTGATACTAAGGGTATGGTTGCTATTGATAGTGCAACTAGTGATTTTTATTACTGCATAGCAAACTATACAGACGGATTAACATCTATCTGGCGTAAAACTACAGGCAGTGATGCTTGGTAATAATACGGTAAATACATAAAAGAGAGCGACAACTATGGCAATTCGAACTATTGAAATCGGCGGATACGCAAATGACGGCACAGGTGACGATTTACGCACTGCCTTTGAGAAAGTTAACCTTAATTTTGCCGACTTAAACGGTACTATTGCTATTCAGACAGCAAGTACTTTAGGAGCTCCAACTGGCAACGAAGCGGGTGTGTTTGCACAGAAAAACGGATCTGATTTAGAATTTAAAAAACTAACTAGCACGGACGGCAGCGTTGTGCTTACAGCATCTAGTACCGCAGTTAATCTACACGTTGTTACAGACTTAGCTACAGACTTAACTCCGCAACTAGGTGGAAACATGGACCTTAACGGTTACCAAGTATTAGGTCTCGGTAATGTTGGCCCAATAGGCGGTAATCCAGCTAACAATACAACAACCTTTAACGGTTACAAGATGCCTGAAATTGCATCACTGTTAGGTATGTTATTTTATACAAACGCTGTAAACTTAGATTTTGGCACTGCTCCAGAACCGACAGGTTGGACTGGAACACAAGGGCAAGACAGCTTTAACATTGACATGGGTTATGCCGCTGGCTCTGTTGGCCATGGCGGGCCAAGCGCACTTACACTAGACTTCGGAAACGCATAATAGTATGACAATTTGGAATCAATCATCAGGATATTCCATAGGTACGTTTGAAGAACGAGTTGCACTTGTTGACCAAACGTTACCTGTTGTTAATCCAGCAGATACTACTATTACATATACAATAATTAGTGGTAGTCTTCCTGCAGGTATTCGACTTGACGGTGCAAACTTGATTGGAACTCCGTTTGATGTTCCAAGACCTACCGAGTCAACTTTTGTTATTAGAGCAAAACAAGGTTCTACATTTGCCGACCGAACACTTAAAATTACAGTTCAAGGGGCAGATGCTCCGGTATTTTTAACTGATGTAGGTAGTCTTGCAGTTGGCTCTAACAATCAATACTATACGCTTGACAGCAGTTTTATCGACTTTCAAATTGAAGCCTTTGATCTAGACTTAGCTACTGGTCAAAAGCTAACATATTTTATAGAGCCAGGTAACGGCGTGTTGCCACCGGGTCTTACACTAACACAAGCTGGTCGTATTATTGGATTTGTACAACCCACTATCAGTATTAAGCCCGAAGATGGCGATGGCAGCTTTGACA